CCTCTTAGGCGGTCTCCTCCGCCATCTGCACCAGCGAGAACAATTTTACTATTGTTCACTAGCCTAATTGTAAGTTCTGTTTCATTTACTTTTTTAATCCAGCGAAGTGCGTGTAACTGATCTTTTAACTTGTCCCACATAATTGCTTTACACATTCTATATGTGGGTGCAACATAGTATATAACTTTGTTTGGCTGTCTAGCAAAATAGCACATCTCTCTTAACGCACTATGGCTTTTGCCACCTCTTCTACCAGCCACAACAATGCGCCAGCGATTAGTATCATTGGCTATCTGTTGTTGCATTTTCGTCAGTTGCATTTTCTTCTTTTACTTCCTCTTGTGGTGCTTCATTCCATGGTAGCGGTTGACTTGCTTCTCCGTCTAATTGTCCGTTGTCGCTGTAGCCCAACAGATTTTTTGATAAGAAAATTTGTACTGCCGCATTCATATTTTCACAAGCATTACGCATCATAGCACGACGAAGTTTTAGTTTACCTAAACTGTATCCTGTTTCAATTGCTTCTAATGCCTTTTGATCACGCTTTATTGTACTTACATTACAGCCCAATACATGAGCTATTTCTTGTTTGGTACACATTAACTCGCCTAAACGAGTTATTTGTTCATAATCAAAGTTGTGAACTTTTGGTCTGCCACCTTTGTTCTTTTCTTCTTTTGGTGATTGGGTATCACTCATATTCTTTTCCCCTTCTCCCTTGATAGGTCACGCTTGTTTTTAGAAACTTCGTTTTTTAACTGGTACTCTAAAAAATTTGCGTTCTGTTTCGCTTTCGTCTGTGACGATTGTGTTGTATACAGTGTAAATTTTACCTTCAGTTCCTCCACTTAATGTAATAATAGTTTGTTTACCATTGTTATGGATAATACTACTGTCCACTGTTAAAGGATCTGTATCACCTGTGATTGCATCAATTGTCCAGTTACTAGTAGTGATACTTTCACCACTTGCTAACCAATTTGACCAATCAAAAGTGTAAATTAACACCGCCTCTGGATCTTTATCAATGTAAAGTCCTTCATTGTCTCTTTTATAACCTGTTAGCGTTGCCATTAATAAACCTCCGTTGGTTGTACTCTTGTTTCACTTGGTACTGTTGCTGTTCTTGTATCAAACAATACTTTGTATATTCTATTACCACAGCATTCAATTGGTAATTTGTAATAACTGTGTCCTAAATGCTGTCCTGCACTGTCATTAATTTGATCATATGGGACAGGATAAACTCTAGTTTCACTTTCTACAGTATATACTGTATTTGTTTCACCTGGTTTTTGTACTAGCCCACCTACTAGTGTTGTTGTTAAACTTATAGGTGCTATAGCAGTACCTAAGAATGTTAAACTACCAGTACCACTTGCTGTAATTTGTAAATCTGCTGTTGCACTACCATCTCTAACTACTACACCTGCTGTTGTACTTGTTAAGTTGATATTTGCACTAGCAGTTCCGCCTGGTTTTCTTTCACCTACTGCACTTACAGTAATGGTTAAATCACCTGAGGCTACACCATGTAATAGTTTACCACCTTCTGCTTCAACAGTAAATGTTAAGTCTGAACTTGCACTACCGCTAAATGTACAATTACCTGTTGTACTACTTGTAATTGCTACATTTGTTGATATACTAGGATCATATGTAACATTACCAGTTGAACTTGCTGTTAAACTGATATCTGCACTTGCTGTACCACCTGGTTTACGCTCACCTACTGCACTTGATGTTAATTCAATTGCACTTAATAAGCCTGGCACCCATTTACTACGAGGCCATGTTGCCCATGTACCACAGTCCTGCCATAATACTGTACCTGCATACACTGTGCCTAAGGCTTCTAAACTAGCATCTGCACTCGCTGAGAAACTGATACCTGCAGGACCTGGGATATAATCCAATTGGTCTACTAGATAATCATTATCTACGAAATGTGCTATAACACCAGTTACAGTTGCCATTTATACGCCTTAGTCTAAGTTAACTGTTAAGTTACCAGTGTTAACAACGAATGTATCGCCGTTTTCTACTGTCTTATCACTAGTTAGTGCTTGAATAATTAATGCGTTACCACCAGTTAGAGCATCCATTACTACAATGTGAGTAACTGTGCCATAATCTGCTGTTGCTGTGGGAAACTGAATGTTAGCATCATTTGAAATACTACCACTAGCCGCCGCTGTGCCAAATTTACCTGATAAACTTTGACGAGCATAACTGCCGCCTGATACTTCAGTAAATGTACCTGCTTCAACATCTGGTGTTGTAGCATCTGTTGCCAATGCTAGATACAATGTACCTGGGGTATATGTACCAACACTGAATAAATGATCTAGAATTTCTAATTCTAAATAGTTTGTTGCCGCTGACATAATTTATTTTCTCCTTATTAAGCGATTTTTGTTATTCTTACCGCTACATCTTCCAAATATGCTGTATCCAGTGTACTGCCTGATATATACACCCACCATGAGTTGCTTGGAGATGGGTTAAAATAATATTTGTCTGTTGCATCTGTTACGGTAAATTCTCTTTGGTCAAAATTTTGAAACAATATTTGACTACCTGCTAATGTTAAATTATGATTGTCATTGTCTCCAAAAATTGATGTTACTACAGCACTAGTGTCTACTTTTTGAAACTGCCACGATGGTGCAGGACCTAAATCCTGTGCATTAATTCTATCACCACAATTAATTCTATATGTGCCTGTGGGTAATTGAAAGGATACTTGACCATCTGTAACCAATACACTAGTACCACTTACATAACCTGTATCTGTTTGTTCTGTTAATATACTGTTGGTATCTCTTACAGTTGTAAACACTGCTTTAGTACCTAAAATTGTACCTGTGAATTGAATAGTTGCTTCTTGCCCTGTACCAGTAGCACTAGGTTCAAATTTATCTGTTGCACTATTGAATACCCAAGTGTCACCATTGCTAGGTGTTGTTGTTGCAAAATTATCAATAATTTTATTTACATTTTCAATATTTTGCTTAATCTGTGGTCTTGCTTCATTAGGATCATCTGTTGATTGATCCAAATGTTCAGTAGTACCTTTAGTTGTGGGCCACGAATATGCCATAAATTATTCTCCTTACGAAATAGTTGTACCAGGACTTGCTAATAATACCCAGTTACTGCCATTCCAAATTACTGCTTGAGCACCTGTTGATTCATCTGAACAATACACCATGTTACCTGTATTTCTTGGTACTAGTACTGCTGGTGATGTTGTATTTAATGTTGCTACACTAAAAGTGGGCAGTTGAAATCCACCTTGGTTATATGCTGTTGCTAGTTGTTCAGCACCATAGAAACTATAGTGTGATACACTACCAATTGTGCCGCCACCTGTTGTGCTATAGTGAATACCATACATATTTTCAATAGTATCACCTGTTAAAATATTAGGTTGTGTTTCAAACGCTCTCATATCTTTAACAGTAACAGTTGGGCCACCGCCTGCTGTTTGTGGAGCGGCTGTAATACCTCTTACTTGTGTAATAACTGTATCTTCACTTTGTCCTGTACCTTGTGTACCAGCATTACGCACCATTGCACTAACGAACATACCATGGTGTCCTTTACCAAATCCTGTGGTGTTTGATCCTGCACCATCATGACTGTCAAAGCCGTCCATTTCAAGTACACCTTCAACATAATTCATTCTAAATCTTGAATTATTGTCATTTCTGTCTGCTGTTAACTGAAATTTACTCAGTGTAGGATTACTGTGATATCTATTGCTTTCTTGTGTGCCATCAATATCACTTATTGTAACTACACCATGTACTCTAGTACCAGTGGCACTGAAACTGTCAAAGTCAGAGGCACTAGGGGCATTGTTATCACCTAAAATTAAATAATCTCTACTAGCATCATCAATAAGTTGACCATTACAATCTAATGTGCCACCTAATTGTGGGCTCAAATCCTCTACTACATTGTCAATTGCTGTGGTGCTTACTGTGGCGAAAGTTAAATTACCTGCGCCATCTGTTTTTAAAAATTGTCCTGTTGTACCATCTGAAGCGGGCCAATTCAAACTATTAAGGCTTAATGTACCGCCATTTGTTTTGATATTTAAATCGTGTCCACTTGTTAGTGTAGTAATTTCTGCTTGTGTACTAGTTGCATTGTTGATCAATAAACTGTCTACGCCTAAACTGTCATACACATTAACCTCACCAGAGGCTTTTACGATAAATCTTAAATTTGAATCTTTGTCTGCTACACTTAAAATTGCAAGTGAGCCATATGTACCTTGGTCACTATTACCTGCAATAATAGATAAGCCCAAGCCACTATCATTTTGGTTTTCTAATTGTAATAAGTTATTTGATACATTTTGTGTAATTTGTGTTCTATTTGCTATTTCAACATAGCCATTCACACCAGTGTTTTTAATTGCATTATCATTGGTGTTTAAATCAGCGGCTAGTGTTGATTCAATTTTGTCTGAATTTAAGTTGTTAAAGTTTGCATCCATCTCTGTGTGAGTTAGAGCAGAACCTTTACCACTACGAGTTACGATTGTTGCCATTTTAATTGTCCTTTAAAGGATTGTACTGTTATAACATAGTTATTTATCTATTCAAAAAAAAAGATAGGCCCCTAAGGACCTATCTTTACTCATATAAAAGGAAATATCAAATGTCTGAAAATAACTCAGAATGAGTTACTGTCTGTTTTGATAAGATGCTAGGTTTTTTTGCTGTTATGCAAATACCTAAAAGTAGAACTTGTAGGTTGGGCAAATTAAATGAACCTAGCGAAACACTTAACTTGCAAAATTGGTACGGATTGTTTGCGGGATTTAATATGTAGGAGCATAATCAAATGGCCTAAAGTTTTATTAACTACGGAGTCAAACAATACTTAAGGATCAACCCTTACCAACAATATTATTTAGTCTAATTTACATTTAACCATTAAAATCTGAGTCAATACTTCTGCGTGTAACTTACATAGATAGTACATTTCATGTACGGCTCTAGGGTGAGTTTTGTTTGGCATCCAATCTTTTATGTATATGTAGTGCATAACACTATTTAGTATATACACAATTTGCGATATTTGTTCTAACTCCAAATGTTTCACACTTGTTCAGCGGGATTGGACTACAAGCATTAAATGTAAACAACACCATTAAAAATAACACTATGTATATCCACTTCACGATTGATTCTCCATCATAAATGTTAAGATGTCATATTTTAATTCTTCTGTGTGTAAGAAATCTGCTACTGAAACACCTACAATCACTTCTTTATTACCTTCTACGAACTTTGTAAAGTGTAATTTGTCATGAGTTATGTTGTGACTTTCTAGTAATAGCATAAACTTATCAAATTCTCGTGTATTAACAGTTACATTCATATAGTCATCTATATCTAGTGTACTTGTGAAATAGTATTTGGTTACTAGTGGATGTTCAACGATTTTCATATTCAAATAGTCTGTCAAATGTATTATCAACAGTTTCTTTAGGTTTTTTGTTTTCTATCAGCGTCTGCCAGCCCTGTATACGGGTCTTAGCAATTTCTACATACTTGGCATCCATCTCACAACCTACGAAATTATAGTTTAATTCAACACACGCCATACCTGTTGATCCACTGCCTGTAAATGGATCTAATACAGTACCATTTTTAGGTGTTACCAATGTAATCAACCATTTCATCAATTCAACAGGCTTTACTGTAGGGTGGTTGTTACCAATATTTGTTTTTTCTACTATACCTATTTGAGCATTAGGATCTTCGTTCTTACTGCTAGGCATTCTATAATCAAATCCGTGCTTAACTTGAAAAGGTTTTGGCATATCACTTAAAGACATTTTGTCTTTCATTCTTTTTAGTGTACCTGTTTGTGTATAAGCACCTTGTACTGTTCTTTCTTGTTCAACTCTTGCTTCATACCTTTCACCACATTTACCATTTTCATCTTTTACATACATAGCGTCAGGGTTTGTAGGTATATCTTCAGTATAGAATCCAATATGTCTTTCTGCTCTGCTTACTTTAGGACAATAGAAATACTTTTGATAGCCTTCTACTTCACCTAATACATTCATTGGGAATTTGCCTTTGTTATTTACAATCATTTGTTTATCACTATCATTCCATTTTGATGGATCTGATTGTGAATATGTCATTCTTTTTATAACATCAGCACAATATTCATAAGGTTCTGATTCAAGTCTTGTAGCATCAATATTCAAACCACCAACACCATATTTGTCCATATTAGCATATGTACTGCCTTTAAATGGCTTACGAGCCATTACAATTGGTTCGTGTGCTGGTTTAAGACAAGTCTTCCAACCTTCTTGTCCTTTTATTTGTTGTGCTTTAGTGAAACCTGAAGCATACAACCACATCAATTGATCTCTTATTTCAAAGCCAACATTTTCAATGTTTGAGGCTAAATTATGATAAGTCCTAGCGGCTGAGAAAGCCAATAAATGTCCGCCTGGTTTTAGTACTCTTAAACATTCTTGCCAAGTTTCTACAGCACCTGTATTCTTATCCCAATCCTTACCTAAAAATTCTATCCCATATGGTGGGTCAGTGATGATGCTGTCAAAAGAATTGGCATCATATGTTTTTAAAATATCAATATTATTACCGTGATGTATTTTCATTTAATAATCCTTTTATAGTAATTATTATAGTGTAATTTAAGGTATTTGTCAACCTTAAATCATCTACCTAAAGGTAGATGAAAGACTCAACTAAAGTTTCGTCTTTGTTTTCATCTCCACTTATTGATGTATCTCAAAAGAAAGAGAGAAATCAAACACATCAATTACGAGCGAAGCGAGTAATTGTGTGTTTTGTTTGGCTTTAGCCAAACACTACAATATACATTAATACCACTTATACAATATTATAATTGATTATCAATATAGAAGAGCAGAACGCTTTTTTTTTAGGGATTTAAAAAATCTTTTTTTTTAAATACCTACCATATCGTTTATCAGCGAAATGCCTTTTATACCCTCTGATTGGTCATCATACCTTATAGTACATATCTCCGCTCTCTGTTTATGCCTTCCTACAGACACGCAGTTAATTCACTAGTGAGTCTAGTGTTTAAAAGAATATGTATTACTCTATAAATGCCCGTTATAATAACGGCGGGTGGGTCGTTCTTTAACCCCGCATATATCTATTGATAATATTATTATCAAATTTGGTAAATGTCTTACCATTTATTCTGCATTTACCTGTTAGTTTTACGATTGCCTTAAAGTCTGCCTTAGTGAGCCATTGAATGTGCTTTTTGTGTTTATCACAACATAATTTCGCATAGTGAGGACAGTTATCGCTAGTAACTTTAACTGCTACTATAGGACAGTTGTCGTGATTAATGTGCCTAGTTATTGCCATAATAATATCTTTTGCCTATTTTGTCAACCTTTTTTTTTAAATACTAGTGTATGCTTGTTCTTGGCATATAGATGGGAGGGTAACCCATATCAGTGAGCCCTCCCATCACTTTTAATTTAAAAGAAGTCGTCAAACTTATCGTTTCTGCCTTTAGGGACGCCTGAAACATCTAATGGCATAATTTGCCTTGTGTGACAATTAGCAAAAGCCTTGTTCCATCGTTCTACTATTTGAACAGGTATATCACCATCAGGATTTTCTACTTCAACATATTCTTTGAATTCTCTTATGTTGTCCATATGGCTTTTATATAGCGGCAGTTTGTTTCTTTGACTATGTACATTCTTACGATCTCGTCTACCGCCAAACTTCATACCTTCAGTTAGCATTTCTCTGATAGCGGCTGTATCTTTTACATTGTCTGTAAGATACACTACATCATCATAAGCACGATTGATGTGTTCAATTAAATCTTTTTTGTTTTGAACACCTTGTAAATATACGGTCGCATACTTTACACCATCGCGACGAGGCATTTCATGTTTCTTTTTGTATTTTAAAAGAAATGTCATTAGTTCATCTCCTTTTTGTTTTTAAGTGCATATTCGCGATATTCTAGTGAATCTAGAATATTTGCTGGGTAACTTGCATAATTGTTACATATAATTAAACCATATGCATCTTCAATTGCAGAAAATATACTATAATTTTCATTGTTTTCATATATACCTCTAATTTTCATATAGAAGTCATGAACAACGAAATCAATTATATCCTCTATGTTATGATTTTTTTGTCTTTCGTGGTTTTCTGCTTTTAATTTTTCAGCATCAAAATCACTACCATCGTTTATAGAGTTTAGAAATTCTTCTCTTTCTTTACTGTGAAAATATTTCATATAGTGTGCGTGGTCATCTTCCATAGTTCTAACTTTACCGTCAGAATCTTGAATAGGCCATACTTGTTTTGGACGATAGTCAACAGTTTCTCCCTGTTGTCTATCTTTCATTTCTTTTAAAATATCTGAGTTTTTTGACATATTTGTCTCCATTTGTTAATTGTTAATTTAATCATACCTTGTGCCATTGTTTACCCCTATACTATAATAGTATATAGTCTCATACGACAAATATCAAGCATTTTCTGAATTTAATATTTAGAAATTAACACTAGATTGTTTATTACAGCCAATCCTGCTACGCCAATCCATGTATTTTGCCAATAAGGACGCAATTTTTCATCAATCATAGGCGTTACATACTCGTGAATAACACTTCTAGCGACAAAGAATGTTACTACCGTTATGGGCTCAGGTGCCGCACCTAAAATACCATTCGTTTCAACCAAACCTTTACCTACACCTACGATTGTAGTAATAGCATCCGCGGCACTTAATCCGTGAAAGATTGATTGTTTCGTTTTTTCTTTATCAGTTAAAGATTCAGCGA